ATGCCTACAATAAACAACCTGACCGATGCGAAATGCCGCGCAGCAAAGCCAACGGAGAAAGCGCGCAAGATATTCGATGGGGGCGGACTCTATCTCTTTGTGTCTCCCACCGGGGCAAAGACATGGCGATTGTCCTATCGCGTTGCGGGAAAGCCGAAAACAATCTCTTTCGGGCCATACCCTGAGGTGACGCTCGCCCAAGCACGGGAAAAGCGAGACGCCGCGAAAGGCGCGCTCCGATCGGGGGTCGATCCGATGAGCATTAAGCGGCCCCACGCTGGCACTCAGCAGCTTTCGTTCGCCGAAGCCAACCTCGCCTATTGGGCAACTCGGAAAGACCTGTCAGACGGCTACCGCAAGACCGCCCATCGTTCAATCGAATTGCACCTCTGTCCAGTCCTCGGGAATCGTCCTCTTCGATCTATAGAACGGGCAGATTTGCTTGCACCGCTGAATGTTGTGGATGGGCTGGGGATGCCGATACTTGCTCGTCGCATACGTCTTTGGACGAGCCATCTATACGATTGGGCGATAGAGCAGGACATGGCCTCAACAAACCCTGCCGCGGCTATCAACCCTAACAAGGCGTTCTCCCGTGTGAAACAGGGGCACTATGCTGCACTAGAGTTGCGGGACTTGCCGGATTTTCTTGCCCGGCTTCAGATGGAAAAGGGAACGAACCGGGTTCTGGCATGTCGTCTATTGGCGTTGACCTGGGCCAGAACCAATGAGCTTCGCCAGATGAAGTGGGAGCAGCTGGAAGACGACTTCTGGCGTGTGCCGGCAATAGCCATGAAGCGTGGGCACTACCACCTCGTGCCGTTGAGCAAGCAGGCACTCGAAGTGATCGCGATTTTGCGAGATCGCAGGCGCGGCAACCAGTTCGTGTTCCCCAGCGAGTGGCGCGTCGATAGACCTATAGCGCACAATTCCATTCTGGAGTTGATTTACCGAATGGGCTACAAGGGGCGGATGACGGGGCACGGCTGGCGGGCAGTAGGTTCGACGTGGGCCAATGAACGCGGGTATAACACGGACGCTATCGAGCGCCAGTTGGCTCATGCACCTGATGACAGGACCCGCGCGGCGTATAACCGCGCGGAGTACCTGGATGAGCGTAGAAGGATGCTGCAGGACTGGGCCGACTACCTGGACTCACTCCAGGCGGATGCCGGCCTCGGCCAAGGTGGACAGTAGCCAACCCTTCGTTTTGCGCGACAGGTCCACATCAGGCGGCGGCAATTTTCCCGCCAACATCCACCGGCGCACGGTGTTGGATGTGACGTTCAGCCGCTCCTGCAGGTCTTGGCGCCAGATCACTTTGGCACCCGGAATGTCTCGGTTTTCGAGGGTCATCGTGCATTCTCCTGCTTGCCACCCGAAATCCGCGTCATCGGGTTGGTCAGTGCCGCGTATCGCCGCCAGGCGCGACCGAAGCACCCAGCACGCGTGCGGCCTTGAGGATGCGCTGCTGGATTTCGGCTACTTCTTCCTGCTGCTGAACGATGTAGGCCGCTAGCGCGCCCTTCCGTTCCGCGGTCAAGTACTCCTCCTCTGCGATGATCTCGTTGCACAAGTCGATGCACTCGTCGCAGATCAGCACAGAGGGGTTTGTGAAGTCGCCGCCCTTGGCGATGAGCTTGCGCACCTCGTGCTGGGATTTCTCGCAGAACGAGCAGTGCAGGTTCTTGGGGGCGGCCTTCTTGCGCCGGGGCTTTTTCGGTTCGTCCATGAGGCGGGAACGGCCAGCGGAACGGCTGGGCCTGGTCGGGTGGGGAAAGGCGGAAAGTTAGCATGCGCATAACCAAACGGAGCACGTTCGAAGGCCAGGTGTCCTGAAAATCTACTCGACGGTAGCTGGTGCTTCTGGTGCCGCGACCATTTATGATGATTTGAGCTTCAGTGGAGTCTCGGAAGGGGCTTATTTTTGCTGGGGAAGAGGTTCGGCCTTCCGGTGCAGGAGATCTATGCCAAGTCAAGTAGACGTCGATGTTCGCGAACGGGTGACGCCCGAACCTGACGGGACATTCCGCGCGTGGGTTGATCTTGCGATCCCCGGTTTGGGGTTGAGTTCTCGAGTTCTGATCGGGATTTTCTTGACGAAGCGAGAGGCACAGCTTCAGGCCGCCAGGGTTGCCGGCAATATCCGAGCGGCGCGCAGCGGGTTTCACCTGCCGGGACAAGACGTTCCATCGGGATAGATTGCGGCGCGCAATGGCGTATGCACCGTTATGGCGCGCGATGTCAGCATGCGACAGCGTGGCCAGCGCACCAGGCTTTAGGCCGCAGATAACTCCGGCATGCGTCACGTAGGTCATTGATGTTCCCCTTGTGCGGCCTCGGTGGCAGAATGGGCGGTATGGGCTTCTCGTTGCGGGTGGTCGGCGAACTGCTGCGGCGCGGTCGTGCGGTTGACCGTGTAGGCAATGTCGTGCAGCGCGGATTGCAGCGCCTGGACGGCGTCCGAATACTGCTTCTCCGCACCCTTGACCGGCTTGCACTCGTGCAGCGCGTTGAACGCGAGATTGGCCGCGCCGCGAAGACTGATGCGCTCATCGGCTACAGGGCTGCGCAGCTGGGACAGTTCGTCACGCAGGCGTTCGATCTCGTCGGCGGCAGCCCTATTCAAGGCCGCATCGTCCATGTACCCGGGATCTTGCTCGTACCGGCTGGCCTGGTCGCGCAGGCGCTGGGTGAGGTCGGATTGCTTCATGCTGCACCTCCGTTGCCGATCAGGCGGCCGGTGACGATACGATGCAATTCCGCGAACCGGTCAACGTACCAATGCGGCTGCGTTTCGCGCGGCGACGCCGGGGCGGTGATGTTCTTTCCGTAGCGCAACCCCTTGTCCGTGATGGACCAAAAGTGCTTGACCTTGCGAGGAGCGGATTTACTGTAGCGCTGGCGGTCTTCCAGCATGCCGGCATCTTGCAGCAGCGCGTTATATGCCGCTGGCGTTATGGTGATGCCATGTTCCTTCAGCAGCGCGGTCAGTGAAGCGGTTTTCATGGAACTGCCTGTCGGGCCGTCCGGCGCTGCATCCACCACGTAGGCGGGCAGGAACGATGTGTCCAGGCGGTGGTTCTTGGCGATGTGCTGGAGCATGGCTACCTGCGACGACGGCGCGGGGCGCAGAAGACGCGTGAAGCACTCCATGATCGCCAATTCGCCTACCAGCCTGGGGGCGGCTTCGGGGGCGCGAGCTTGGCCGGTCTGGTCATGCAGGCGGCGTTCGCACTCAATGAAGTACTGTCGCGCCTGCTTGCCCTTGGCGTTGCGCTCGACCATCGACAGTTCCTTGGCCATGTCGAGGGCCAGGACGTATTCGACCCTGGGCCGGCCTTTTTCGGCAACTGCCGAATAAGTCACAAAGTCCTGGTTTTCAACGAAGCTGTATTGGTCAATGCGCTCCTTGATCCAGGTGGCGAAGTGATCGCCGTTCTCAAGGAAGGCGTGCAGATCGCGCGCATTGGCGGTCTGGACACTCTGGCCGCCAATCTGGCCGATGGTGACGGGGATGAGTTCGTTCATGGCCACCTCAATGCAGAATTGCGCCGGCCGGGGCCTTAGCGCGTTCGGACGGCGGAATGTCTTCGACGGTCCCGTCAGGATGGATGCGTTGCAACGTGACGTGCTCGAACGGCCCACCGGGGGCAAACGCTGCATCGGTCATGAAATCCAGTGTGGCTCGGCCTTTCGGGTCGGTCCTGAAGAAGCGCCACATGCTCGCGTTGAGGCATTCGAACAACGGGCCATCCAGCCAGTCGCGGGCGTGCCTGTCGGCGGAGTCTTCCAAACCATGCACCATGATCATCTCCAGGCATGGCGGGGCGTCGGCGTCCGTCCACTGGCGATGGACCGGATTGACGTTCAGCAGGTCATAGCGCTCATTGAGCGTGAGTGCGGTGTCCATCATGCTGAGAATGTCTGGCAGAAAGCGAGCCAGGTCTGCCTGGCCGGCCTTGAGATCATCGAGTATCCGCTGGATCGTGTCGCGCTGGGCTTGAATGGCGACCGCTGTCGAGCTTGGCATTTCGCCGTCGCCCACGAGCATTTCGGCGCGCGCCACCATCCGATCGACCTTTCGGCGATCATGGCGCAAACTGTCTAGCTGGCGGAGGTATTTGCGCGCAACCATGCGCGTCCGGATAAAGGTCAGGATCAACAGCCGCTTTTCAGTGCTTTCCATGATCACTCTCCCTCCGGGACCGAAAAGGGGTGAATGGATGAAGGGATGACCCTGCGGACGGGACGAACCCGGAAACCGGTGCCGCGGTCCCAGATGTTGACGCTGCCGCCCTCGAAATTCACCGCCCAGGCGTAGCCGGAGCCGTAGGGCGTCGAGGTCCAGAAGGCATCATCGGACAGGCCCAGGGCGCCCAGGATCATCGCCCCTTCGGTCTGCGACGGCAGGTAGAAATCGTGGTGCCCATCGGCGGTGTACTTGGATGCAGCCAGCGCCGCCGGCGTGTCGCCCAGGTTCACCAGGGCGCGGGTGTTCGTCTCGCCGTCCGTGGGCGAAAAGCCGGTCAGGTCCTGGTTGTAGCGGCCGAACTGGAAATTACCCTCCAGCGGTTCGGCGGCGACAAGGTAGCCGCCTTTCGGGTGCAGGCCAATCAGCTTGCCACCCTGGCCGGGCCAGTATTCGCCCACGGCCGGGATGAGCGGGGCGACAGCAGCTGCGGGAGCTACAGGGGCGACCTGCTGGCCGGACAAGATCGCAGCCAGGCCGGCCGCGTCGTTGATGTTGACGATCAGTTGGAGAGCGGTTTTCATCGTGCGATTCCTTCGCAAGTGATCTGCATGGACCGCCGCGGGCCGACATGCCAGATTTCGTATTGGGTGACGGTCGGGCACTCAGCGATAAAGCTGGTGGCCGCCGATATGGCCGGGGGCGTCACGTCGCGGGTGACGTAGAGCGCAAAGGCAACCGAGGCGGTGGCAGCCGCGACCACTACCAGGTCGCCGATGTCATCAGCGAGGCTCATTTGGCATCCCCTTGGTGGGGCGGCGCTTCCGTCCAAGCCGGGGGCGCCCAGGCCGCAGCCTTGCCGTGTCGCATGGGCATGATCAGGCCGATGAACTGCTCGGCAATCTGCGATTCGGGGCGGACGAGGGCTGGACCGTCGCCGTTGTGGGCAACGCTGGTGTAGCGGCTGCCCAGGTCAGCAGCGGCCGCGTTCATGTCCGCAAGATAGGCCGGGTTCAACTGTGCGGCCGCGCCGCTGATGGTCTTGGGGACGATGGGCCGCCAGTTCGGGAACTTGCCCGCGACCTCGCTGAACGTAAGGCGGGTGTTCGTGCCCAGGTGAAGCAGCGGGATAGACCAGAATCCAGCGCCTTCGGGGCAAAGATCGATCGCGATGTGCGCGAGGCCCTTGCTGGACCCGGCTGCGACTTGACGAACGATTTCCCGCGGGATGATGAGCGATACCGGCCCGTCGAGACGGTTATCTGCGTCGCGGTGCAGGATCAGCATGCGATTCCCGTCAGTGGCGATCAGGCGCGTGCTCGTCGCGTCGGCCTCGACGTTGATGCCGTTCAGGTAGTACCGGATGTCCTGTTTGGCTGCGATACGCAAGGCTGCCTTGAGGGCTGCGCGCGTGGTCATGATGCGCGGCCGCTGCGTCGTGCCTTCGGTAAGATTGAAGGTGTTCATGGCTTGGGCTCCAAATCCAGCGGGATGTTGGTTGCGATGAATTGGTATACGGTCACTTTCCGGCCGCCCTTGGCAGGGTCGCGGAAGACACGCCGGGCGATGAGTTTGCCGGCGCGCTTCTGGGCGCGGATGTAGTCGGTGACGGCGCGGGCCATCGCTCGCTTGCCGCCCTTGCTGGGGGGGGGGGCACGAGCGCCGCAATGTCGGCGCGTGTCATGGGGGCGCTGTAGAGCTGGTTCATAGCGGCCGCCCTCCCGGCGTGATGCGCAGCGCGATGCGGACCATGGCGAGAACCACGTCCGGCGCAGTGCCGGTTTCCAGGGCATGGGCCACGTTGCCCAGCGCCGCGGTGGCCTGGGCGTGCTGGATCCGTTCGTTGGTCAGCTGCTCGCGGACCTGATCGAGTTCGCGCTTGGCTTCGTCGTAGAGCCGCGTGTACAGCGCGCGGCCGCGCACGGCTGCCGCCAACTGCTCGGTAGGGGTGCGAGGCTTATTCATCGCTTTCCTCCGGCTCGTTCGCACTGGCTGCGATGGCCCGGTCATACCGCGCCTGGATGCGGTCCGCGCGAGCGAACACATCAACCTGGTTGGCACCGAGCAGGATCAACCCTTCCGGATAGGCAAAGAACCCGACCCAGTAGCCTTTTTCATCGGCTTTGGCGAAGTCAATATCGGCTGCAATGCACCCGAGCAAATTGGAGCCAACGACGCCCGGATTGTCTTGCAGGAATCTCGCAAAATGCGCGCCGAACTGGTTCCCGGCGCTGCATGCATCGCCGTAGGTCGCGGCCTGCGGGGGCGACCAGAATGACTGGGTGCGCTTACCATGAGCGCGGCGCACGAACGGAAGCTCTTGTACGCGGGCGCTGGTGTAGTCCTTTCTCATGCCCCACCCCCGGCTTTCAGGTCGTCCAAGGCTTGGTCGATCACTTCCAGGTGATGGCCGAGCAGATCGCGGGCGGCGTTGACGAGGGTGTCGATGTCTGCGGTGTCGGGATTGGGCAGATTGTCGGCTGCATCCAGAATGCCCAGGACGTGAACGAAGCCCTTCCGTGCGCGCTCCAGGTGCTGGATTTCTCCGGAGGTCGTCATGCTGCCTCCCCTTCGCTGTTGGACGCGTTGATCACTGCCTGCAGCGCGCAGATCGTGTCGCAGGCCAAACTAGCATTGCGCTCGGCGATGTCGGTTCCGATCCGGGCCAGGGTTTCGAGATGAAGGGCTGCGACGGAGCCTTGTTCCAGGCCGCCGCCGCCATCCATCGCGCGGTCTTCGATCGCGCAAAGCAGCGCGTTCATTTCGTCGATGTCGTTGGTCAGCTTGCGCAGCAAGTCAACGACATTGCCGGCCGTGGTCAGCAATTGGCGGTTGTTCATGCTGCACCTCCTGCGGGGGCGCTTACAGAAGTGCCGATGAGCGCTGTCAATTCAGCGGCGATATCGGTCTGCAATACACCATCGAGTGAGGCGCCTTGTTTCGTCGCGGCTGCTTGCGCCCACTCGGCCAGCACTTTGCAAAAGCCGCCGATCTGCGCACTAACGCTGTAGACTTCAGGCGGGATGTCCGCGGGGGCTGCGCCTTCCCAGGTGTAGCCCAGCGCCTTCATTAGATTGAACGCCATGCCGTTGATGACGAAAGCCAGATGGTGTAGCGCGAGTTCGTTTCGGCCCGCCTCCTGGCGCAGGTACTTAATGAAGTCGGTTGCCATGAGTTGCCCGCAATCGTGCGCGGCTTCCGGGGCCACCGTCACGGGCAAGTTCCACCACAAGAACGCCGGGTCGCCCAGCTCATAGTCTTTGGCGCAAAGGGGGCGGTAGGAGGTTGGAGGGGCTTGAGTCATTGCGCACCTCCGCCGGCCGCTTGCTCGGCCAGATCGGCCCATTCCTGGGCGCTTTCGGCTTCCAGCCCCGTGATTTCCATCCCGATTCCGACAAGGTCCGGAATGCAGTAGAACCCCTCGCGGCCGGAGGCCTGGGCTTCGTTGATGACGGAAAAGAGAGCGCCAGCGCGACGCAATGCCTCGGCGGCGCGCCCCAATGCGTTGGCGACTTCGCTCGGGGAAAGCGTCGGGGTCTTCCCCGATTGTGCGACCTGCTGTATATTTACAGGCGTAGAAATCCCCTCCATCCCCGTGGGGCGGATTTTTTGCTTGGACATGGATCCCTCCAAAAGTCCGATTGAGGTGCAGCGACTGCGAATCGCTGTGCTTCCTAAGACCCCGTCGACTGCGAATCGATCGGGGTCTTTGCTTTTGTGCCGGTTGAGCGCCGGTACGCCTGTATTATTGCAAATGTACTTATTGAGTGCAAGTGTTTTTGTACTCGAAAAAAAGCCACCCTCGGGGTGGCTCATTTTTAAACGGCGGGATGCGGGCTTAAGTCGGCGTCCGTCGTCCCTGGTCGACCACGGGCAGTAATCCTCCAGCCCAGACGACACGGCCCAAAATCCGGACAGAGCCGTCGCCTTGAAGTGGCACGTCTTGGTAGCGGCTGTTTTTGGACCGGGCTACCCAACGCCCGGTCAGGTCATCCCGCGCCACCATCTTCACGAGCATTTTGCCGTCATAGTTGATGGCGTAGATAGCTCCGGGCACCAGGTCAGGAGGGGTAAGCGTATCGCTCGGAACCACCAACAGCGCCCAGCCATCCTTAATGTCCGGCTCCATGCTGTCGCCCTTGGCATAAACGACGCGCCCTCGGCCGTTGTCCGCGCCCACCGAGCGCAAGAACGAGCGGCGAAAATGAACCACGCCGGTCTGCTCTTCGATGTGATTCTCTATGCCGTCGCCAGCGGCCAGCCGGACGTCACCAAGTTCAGGGACTTTTTCGAACCTGTCATTTGCTGCATGGGGATCACCCGGCCCCACATTTGCGATCAAGCCGCTTAGCGTGCCAACGTGCAGCTTGGCTTCGCGCTCGGCCTGAAACGTAGTTTTGCCCCCGTTCCACGGCGGCAGAGGCGCTCCGCCCACCCGCATGGGGAACGCGTCTTCTGCAGCATCCATGTCCACCAACGCCCCTCGTTGAGGCGCTGGCTTCGGCGTGGTGGTCCGGGGGGCGACCTTGATCCCCAACTTCAATTGCGCGATTGCGAGGGCGATTGCGCCTTGCAGAGCGTTCAGTTGCGCGGGCGCCAGGGCGCGGACTTCGTCTTCCGAAATGTCGGGAAATGGCCAAGCCTGGGGGCGTACCAAAGCGTCGGCTTCACCCCCCTCGGATTGGTTCTCATCTTTCGGCCCCTCACCGCCTTCCAGCCAGCGCGGGTGAACCTTCAACGCTTCGGCCAGGTTGAGGATGTGCGCGGAACGCGAGTTCCGGCCTCGCTCGATCTGAGCGACTGTCGATTGGGATAGGCCGGCTTTCTTCGCTAGCTCGACCTGGGATAAGCCGAGTTCAATCCGGCGCGCGCGAACGCGATCTGAGAAGGTCTGCATATTGCAATTGTATTTGTTGGGGTAAGTGTGATGGTACTTGTTTAATTAGTACAATTGCAATATTATCGAGCCTATGAACCCGAAAATTATTGCTGAACAACTTATCGCTCTGGGCCTGAGCCAGTCTGACGTGTGGAAGCGTGCCGGCGTGTCCCAGTCCACGGTGTCCCACATCTTGTCCGGGAAGCGGGGCAAACGCACGTCCTTCGAGGTCGTCCAACGTTTGCATGCCCTCCTTGTGGAGGTCCAGCAGGAGAAAGGGGTAGCAGGCCATGCCTAACGCCGACACCACCCTCATTGACCGCGCCGAAGAGGCCGGGGTTTCGCTGGCCACCTACACCGAGACCCGCCAGGTCCAGCACCGCGGCGTGCGCCCTTGGCCGTTCTGGCCAACCGTTCAACACATTCCCGGCGATACCCGGACCCCGCCGGCGCCTGGTGCCATTCGCATCGGCCCCGAGGACGTGTAGCCATGACCTTTTTCGACTGCATCGTTCTGGCCTTCACGCTGGCTGTGCTGGCGTGGGGTCAGTGGCCGCCGACGATATGAGTATGGCCAGCCTTGCATGCCTGTTCTTCGCCTTTCTGCTCGCCGCGAACGACGCGCCGGGCTGGGGCTGGTTCTTGCTTATCGCGCTCATTGTGGATTGACAGCATGGATACCGCCATCCTGACTCTCGTCTTGTTCGCCTCGATCACCTGGGCGCTGGCCCTAGCCATCGGGGGCGGCATCGGTATTTGGCTGCTGTGGCGCCGCCGTGCGATGCGCAAGTGGATTGCAGCTTTCGATCAAGGCCTGGAGCGCGAAGAGCGCATCCGGGCCGACTTTCAACGCCGCCACCGGTTCAGGCCGTAGGCGGATGACGGTGTGCACACGGCTAGGGTAGCTCCCGAAAAGATGGACTCCTCCACCCATCCTGCCGCCGTGCCTTCCCCTGTGGAGCGATGGAGGTTCTATGACCCCCCGCATGATTGTCCCGCTACTGCGCTACACGGACGCGCAGGGCAAAGAGCACGAAGTGACCTTGATCCAGGCCCAGCACGACCAGCCGCCGCGCATCGTGTCTAGCCGGTGCGACGGTACGAAATGGCCTGGTGTCGACGTATCGCTGGGCGCGCTGTTCGATATCTCGCTTCGTGATGGTCCGATCCGCCAGGCGATCGGCGATGGGCCGGAGTATGCGGAACTGCCGGCCGAACGGGTACGCGATGCGGCCGAATTGGCCCTGCGAGCGCTGCCGCCCACGGCGGGGCGTTTTCGCGTGGTGTGGGTTCCGGACGACGGGCTGCCGTTCTGAGGCGCGCATTGACACACGACAACGCATCGCCGCAGGTTGAGGAAGGCCACACACGCCTTGCGAATGAGTTGCTGGAGGCAATGTGCCGCGCCGGCTTCTCAGCGCGCCAGTGGGCCGTTGTGATGGCCGTGGTGCGCAAGACCTATGGCTACGGAAAGAAGAGCGACGAGATCGGCCTTACACAGTTGGAACAGATGACCGGAATCGCAAAGACCCACGTAGGAAAGACCGTCCGCGAACTGTGCGCCGCTGGCGTGCTGCGCCGCGACACCGGCGTCCATGGCTACCGCTTGGGCGTCAACAAGCGATATGGCCAATGGCAACTCGCTGCCTTATCAGGGGTGACCAAAATGGTCACCGGGGTGACTGAATCGGTCACCCCCAATACAGTGACCAAAACAGTCACCCCAGTGACCGAATCGGTCACTGCTAGCGGGGTGACCAAATCGGTCACTGGGGATGACCAAAATAGTCACGGGGGTGACCAAATCGGTCACAGTGACCAAATTGGTTTTTTAGGGGTGACCGATTTGGTCACCACAAAAGGATATAAAACAAAAGAAAGAAAACACTCTCGTACCATCCTGTCGGATGGCACGTGTGATCGAGCAGCGCCGGCACGTCAACACGGTGGGGCAGATGAGCCTTCCGCGGAGTTCATGACGGCGTGGTCAGCCTACCCCAAGCGCGAAGGTGGAAACCCGCGTAAAGCGGCATGGACGGCATGGAAGGCTCGGATTCGTGCCGGCGACGCTACGGCGCAGGAACTGATCGAGGCAACTCGCGGCTATGCCAAGTTTTGTGATACCGGGAATAAGACCGGCACGCAATTCGTGCTGATGGCCAGCACGTTCTATGGCCCTGGCGAACACTGGCGCGAATGGTTGCCGTCGACGCCAGACACGGCCGCAAGCGCACCAGACGGGGCTAAGCCGTGGTACGCCGTGGTCGGGTTTTCCAACCAATGGGAAGCGGAGAATGCCGGCTGCACCGAGGGCAACCGTTGGATGTGGGAGAACCGGCAGCAGGTGCGCACTGAGCAGGATTGGCCGGCTTGGAAGGCCAGCCAGGCCGCTGCACGGGGGGCGTCGGAATGAACGCGCAGGAACTCTCCCGCCGGCTGGCGGACTCGGCTGCGGCCGTCGCCGCGCACCTGCTGCCCGGCGGCAAGAAGCACGGCCGGGAATGGAAGGTGGGCAACGTCTCGGGCGATGCCGGCGACTCGCTGTCGGTGTGCATCAGCGGCGCCAAGGCGGGTATCTGGTCCGATTTCTCGGCCGGGGTCGGTGGCGATCTTCTCGACCTCTGGGTCGCGACGCGTCGCTGCGACCTGGCAGAGGCGATGCGCGAAGCCAAGCAATACCTGGGCGTGCGCGACGACGCTCCACTGAAACCGCCCAAGCGCGAGCCGTACAAACGCCCGGCCAAGCCCCAATGCCGGGCGCCGAAGTCCCGTGTACGAGAGTGGTTGGCGGGCCGCGGCTTGACCGAGGAAACCATCGCGGCATTCAAGATCGGCGAGCAAGAGCGAGGCGACAAGGTCTACGCGATCTTTCCCTACCTGCGCGACGGCGAGTTGGTCAACACGAAATCTCGCAATCCAGACGAAAAGAAGGACATGCTGCAAGCCGGGGGCGCCGAGCCCTGCTTGTTCGGCTGGCACCTCATCGACCCGAACGCGCGGATGGTCGCCATTTTCGAGGGCGAGATCGACGCGATGACGGGCCACCAGGTAGGTATCCCCTCGCTGTCGGTGAACGCCGGCGCCGGGAACCACCAGTGGATCGAGAACGACTGGGAGCGGCTGCAGCAGTTCAGCGACATCGTGCTGTGCTACGACAACGACGAGGCCGGGCACAAGGGCGCGCGTGAGGTGGCCACGAGGCTGGGCCTGGAGCGCTGTCGCATCGCCACCTTCGGCAAGGCCAAGGACGCCAATGAGTACCTGACCGAGTACAAGGCCAGCGGCGAAGACTTCGAACACTGCATCAAGCAGGCGCGCGGGCTGGACCCGGAAGAACTCCAGCAACTGGCCGACTTTATGCCAGCCACGCAGGCGATGTTTTGGCCCGCTCACGACGCGCCCGCCTACCCACAGCTTTCATTCTGCGGCCGCGCCATGGACTGGTGGGAATGGCTGCCGGCTCGGGTCAGCGTGTGGACCGGCATCAACGGCCACGGCAAGAGCCTGATGCTCAGTCAGGCCCTGATTCCCGTGATGCAGAGCGACATCCCGGTGTGCATGTTCTCGGGCGAGTTGACGCCGGCCCAGCAGCTCAAGCGGCTGGCCAAGCAGATCACGGGTATCGACCGGCCCACGCCGGCGTACCTGAGTGCTGTCCAGAACTGGTTGCAGGGCCGCATGTGGATCTTCAACGTGGTCGGCATCGCCGGCCTGGACCGGCTGCTGGAGGTCTTTGCGTACGCCGCAAGCCGCTACGGCTGCGGCCACTTCGTAATCGACAGTCTGATGATGCTGGACGTGCCCGAGGACGGCCCGGGGTCTATGACAGCGCAGAAGACGGCAATGCGCAAGATTGTGTCATTCGCCCACGCCACCCAGAGTCACGTCCACCTCGTTGCGCACCCTCGCAAGGCGAGCGACGAAACCAAAGCGCCGGGCAAGTTGGACGTTGCCGGCAGTGGCCACATCACGAACGGCGCCGATAACGTGTTCTCGGTCTGGTCGGCCCAGAAACCACCCGGCGAAGACACCGATACGCCCGATGCGCGGCTGGAAGTGCTCAAGGATCGGGATGACGTCGGCCGGCGCAAGATCAGTCTGTACTTCAACCGCAGCACGGGCCAGTACACGCTGGACGATGCCCGCCGTTCTTACCAATACCTCAAGTTCAGCCAGGAGGCACGATGAAAGACCTATGGGTGTTGGAATGGTCCCATGAGGCCAGCATGTTCCACGTTCAGGAACTGAAGCACTCAATCGACGGCTGGAGACGCCATTTTGCAGCGAACACGGCGCCGAATGATTGGGTGCCGATCTTTGTTGGTACAGAACAGGAAGTCGACGCTGAGGCCGAAAGGCTGGAACAAATCATGGTCGCGCGAGCGCAGATCCGACGAGAGCAGGACGGCGCGTAAGTTCGAAGAGTTTCTGAGGCCATTGCCGAAGTGGTGAAAGGCCTGTCGAAGTACAACGCCGCCACCCTCGCGGGCTGGAAGGTGTTGCGCTTTACCGAGGGGGCCGTCCTGGACGGTTCCGCGGTTGAGCTTGTGGCGCGGCTGTTGCGCGTCCCTCCCTACAACCCTGGAATCGTTTGAAGGATAGATCATGCTCGATCATCAAGCCCCTGAAACGTGGACCGAGATCCCGTACCAAGCCGATGCGCCGGCCCGCGCGCCGTCCGTCACCGTCCATCTGAGCGAGACGAAGAAGGCCGGCGCCCTGTTCGGCAATTACGCACCCTGCCGGTGCTGGCGGTGCCGCGGGGGCGTGGCGCTGGCGGATCGGCCGATCCTGGACCGACTGTTGGCCAAGCACCTGGTCAGCCTGCCGGCCGCCGCTGCCGCAGAGTTTCTGAGCCAATGGCGCAGCCATCCCCGGCATGATGCCGTCGCCCGTGCCCAGCTGGACGCCTGGCAACGGATTGTCCTGGGCAGCCGGGAGCCAGAGCCCAAGTATCCGGTCTACACGATGCCGGAGGCCGCATGACCGAGCGCACGACACCGTTCCCCCGACTGGCTGTGGCGCTGGCGTATGCGTTTAGCGACGAGCGGCATACGGCCAACCGGCCAGCCATGGCCCGCGCCGCCGATATGCGCCTGGGCGAACCCGGTCCGCTGTCCGGCATGGATGGTGCGGCCGAGGTCGGCACAGCTCGCAAGCTGCTGGAAAAGGGGCTGTCGCCGCTGCATTTCGCCGCCCTCTACGCCAAGTATGGCCAGCGCAGATCCCAATGCAAACACTGCGGCAGCGAGGGGGACCACCTGGAGTGGCTGGCGGCGCTGCGTGTCCTGTCTTCGCATCTGGCCGATTTCCTGGCAATGCGCAGCGTTACGGCGGACCTGCGGTTTGACCTGGTGCGGCGCTACTTCGATGAGAACTGGGCGCCTACGATCGAGCAAATGGCGCATCGGAATGGCTGCAGCACCCGAAGCGCCGACCGGGCCAGCACCAGGACTGCGGACTGGCTTCGCGGCACTCGGAAGAAGAAGCCGGGCGAAGAACCGGTGTATGGGGTGGAGCAGGCCGCGCACGCGGTTGCGGAGAAGCTCTTGCGCGACGGAGGATTCATTCCATAAGGCTTGACTTGGCGGAAAACGACCGCCATAATCAGCGATAACGGATTTCCTCAGAAGTCCGCCCAACGAAACCCGCCACGCGAAAGCCGGCGGGTTTTTGCATTTCTGCGGGCTTGGCCGAATGGTCAGGCTGCGGCCTTCCAAGCCGCCTACGCGGGTTCGATCCCCGCAGCCCGCTCAATAGAAAAGTAGAAAAGCCCCGCCTCACGTTGTCCGGCCGGGGCTTACGTCGATGGTCTGGCCGGTTTGGATAGCGTCCACAGCCAAGTGCTCGATGCAGGTCAGATCCGCTTTGCAAGGCGCTCCATGAATTGCTCGCGGTTGAATGGCACAGTCTCGAAACTGGCTTTCGACTTGCGGCTTACCCATGTAGGACTACCTGTCTCGCGCTTAAAGAGGCCGATTACGTCTCCCAAGCCGGTGATGTCCACATAGCAGCATCCGCCGACACCGTACAAGAAGTCCGGCTTGACCTGGATTCGGATAGCACCAATTTCGACATCCAGGCGCTCAATGTCGTACCGGGCGTTTACGGTGGTGTCATGGTTGCTGTAGCTCTGTCGCTGGATTTTCGCCGTTCCATTTTTCACAAATGGGTCGAGCCAAGCAACCACGTCGTCCAATAGCGCTGCAACGCCTGCCTTGAACTGCTCGATATCGGTTTGTTGCTTTCGCTTTCCTTCTTCGGCATCGAGTTGGTTCTGTTTGGCTTTTGCTGCGAGTTCGTCGGCGTTCATAGAACTGCTCACTATCGAGGTGGTGGGATCTTCGAACTTAGCAGCTAATTCTTACGGAGAAGTAAGAAAACAGTCGACAAAATGGCGGCAACTTGATTTCTCTCAGTAATAAAGCCCCGATACGGAAAGCCCCGATACGGATTTCCCGGTCGGGGCTTCTCCTTGCCTGGACACGCACATGCGCAATTTCTACGCCCGATTGATCCTCTGGCTTATCCGGCCGGCGCTGGATCGTCAGCACCAGCCAGTTTCGAGCCGTTTGGAATTGGTAATCGACGCCGAAGATCGCAAGCGCTTCTTAGAAGCGGCTATGGGCGGGCGAGATTACCCAGCCTGGACGGTCGCCTCTCAGAATTCCGACACACAGAAGGCGGACATCGGGGACGAGTTGTCTACTCGGATGGTTCGCTTGATTCAGGGCGAGATCCAACGCCGGCCCTAACTTCTTTCATTATTGGGAAGCCACCAAGCGCTGCCTGAAGGATGGTCACTATCGAGTACCAGCCCTTCTTTCCCGAGTCGGACAGATTCTGAAGCGGCCCGTCTGGCCCCTCGGCGTCCGAGCATAGCGCCGACAGCCTGTCTTTCACTGCGCCGGGATTTGGATGCTCCAGGATAAGAGCTACCACCGCCAAACTAAGGGCGTGGGCTGCACCATGTGCCCTTTCATTCACCTCATGATTCGTATTGCTCATGGTCGGCCTATTTCGAACTTGATTGATGTTGAGGAACGCCAATCATATCCGGGCGGGGCTGGACAGCCGAGAAGGTCAGATCAGCGAGACATCGAGGCGGCGACCGAGTTCGGCGCACGCCGCCTCGATGGCGTCCATCTTGGAGTTGTGGCTCAGATCCAGCAGTCGGTCGACCTGGGGGGCGTGTAGGCCCAGTCGGCGGGCCAGGTCAGCTTTACGCACGCCCTGGCGCACCATCTCGTTGGACAGCAGCACCTTAGCGGTGCGCATGGCGCCGACGTTCACCGCACCATCCCCGACGCCGCTGGGCATGGGGATAGGGCGGCGCGCATCGATGTACATCTGCAACACCGCTTCCAGGCCTTCTGCGGCTTCGGCGGCGGCGTTCGGCGATTCGCTCACGGCCGCGCCTTCCGGCAGGTCGGGATACTGGATCAGGTACGTGCCGTTCGTGTCCGGCGTCAGCGTGTAGCTGTAGGTCAACATGGTCTTTCCTCGTTTGGGGGCGGATCGGTACAGCGGTAAGAGGCGGCCCTTGCGGGCCACCTCCGGTTTCACTTCAGGCCCAGGTCTTTCTTGATCTTGTTCACCAGCCCCGTGCCCATCTCTTTACTGCCGTGGTCTGGGAACACTGTCATTCGATCACCTAGGGTTGCTTTGAAGTGGCTGCTGCCGGATTTGTGGGCTTCCAACTTCACGCCCTGCCGTAGTAGCCACCGCCTGAATTCGCTGTACTTCATCACCTCCCCTGTGTTGTTTCGATGGAATCATTATACAACACAAGTGTTATTCGACACAACATAATTGTTTATTTAAGTCCTCCCCCTTTGCCACCGAGGGCCGCGCGTTGGGCATGACGCGCGGGGGTTCGGTCATCGCGCCGGGCGGTGTGCAGTTGGTGGCACCCGGCACCCTCCCCAATCAACGGAGCAATCCCCATGGACTTGCAGAAGGCAGCGCAGGCATTCAACCAGTGGATGCAGGACTACACGGACAACCCCGAGGCGTTCGAAGACATCAGGAAGTTGGCGGCCAGGTTCTTGGCAGAACGGCAGGACGGGTTGGAACCCAGCTACGGCGAGCGGTGCGCCGCGATCCTCGCGGCCTACATGGAGCAGCTGGCCGCAGGCGGCGGCATCGAGGGGTGACGCATGGCACGAATTCCCGACAGTAAGCTCCCGGCGTCGCCGCCCATCGGCGCGCAGCCCGGCGCTATCCGGGTTCGGCATGATGGGAACCGCACACGTGTCGAGGTTGGCGGCGTGCAGCTTCGCTACCTGACCAGCGTGGGCGTCTCGCTCGGCGGATGGGGGCAGTTGCCCGAGGTCCGCGTCAGCATGGCCCCTGCGGAATGCGACGTGCAGATCGAGGACGGCGTCCTGGTGATTGATGGCGTGGATATGCCCGATGGCGTGCTGCGCTCCCTGTATATCCACCTCCGGGACAAGTACAGCTTCAGCGAGCGGTGGCCACCGCCTGCGCCTGACAGCTTCGCTGATGCGGCCCGCGCGCCTTCAATCGGGGAGCCCCCCATGACGGCGGCGTAGGCATGGCGAAGCTCAAGACCGTCAAGCCGCGCATGCCCATGGTCGGTACGCGCCTGGCAACGGCGCCCACGGCCAGCGAGAACCGCATGACGGGGCGCAAGCTGCAGACCCGCCGCCTTCGTTTGTGGAACGCGAACCCTCGGTGTGCTGGCTGCGGGCGGTTGACCCTCTTCCCGCATGGCTTCGAAGTCGACCACGTTGTGGCGTTGGAAGAAGGTGGCCAGGACGTAGATGGCAATTGCCAGATCCTTTGTGTGTACCCGGACGAGCTGGGGCGCAAGGCCGGATGCCACGCTGAGAAGACGCGCAGGGATCGCGGCTACCGTCCCAGGGGTTGACGCCCGTCTGCGTTGCTACGGCGCGGTGCAGGCGATCCTGGCGGCTTGGAGACGTGGCGAAGGGAGGGGGGGCGGGTGAAAGTCTAGCCCCACTCATCGGCGGAAACCCGCCGTACCCGCACGCGCAAAAAATTTCCCCTTTTCAAACTGGAATTCAAATGGCTGGAGTCAAAGGGCGCAGCGGTGGCGCTCGGGCCGGCGCCGGTCGGCCGCGAAAAAAGCCCGACGAAGCGACCAAGCCGCCGCCGTTGATCGAGGCCGACAACATGCTGGACCTGTTGCAGAAGGTCGCACTTGGCCAAGTGGAGGCCACCGCTCTACAGGTCCGGGCCGCGATTGCGGCGGTGCAGTACACGCACGCGAAGAAGGGCGAAGGCGGTAAGAAGGGCGAAAAGGACGCCGCGGCGAAGAAGGCCAGCGCCGGCAAGTTTGCCCCCGGGGCGGCGCCGCCTCACGCCGGCCGCCGGCCGCTCAACTCATAAATTGATGTGACCAGCCGGCGCGGCCCTGGTCGCGCGAGGAACGCAATGCCGAAATGGACAACGGCCTGCCCTGACTGGGCGGAGCGGCTACGGGCGGGCAGATCGATCATCCCCCCGCCGATTTTTCCGGAAGAGGCGGAAGCCGGCCTGGCGGTAATGCGCGACCTGCGGATAGTTGACGCGCCCGGCAGTCCCCGCATGCAGGATGCGTGCGGGCAGTGGGTGTTCGACCTGGCCGCAACGATCTTCGGCGCCTATGACGCGCAAACCGGGCGCAGGCTGATCAAAGAGTGGTTCGTCATGCTGCCGAAGAAAAACTTCAAGTCCGGCTTGGCGGCGTCGATCATGCTTACCAGTCTGATCCGGAACTGGCGGCGGTCGGCGGAATTCACCATTCTGGCACCCACAAAGGAGGTTGCCGAGAACAGCTTCGGCCCGGCCAAGGACATGGTGACCTTCCTGGAGGACGATGAGGACGAGGATTGCAGCGAACTGGCCGATCTGATCCATGTGCAGGAGCACTACAAGACCCTCACGCACCGCGAGATGAATGCAAAGCTCAAGGTGATTGCGGCGGATGCAAGCACGACCGCGGGGAAAAAGTCCGTCGGCCTGCTGGTTGAAGAATTGTGGCTTTTCGGCAAGCAGGCGAACGCGAAAGACATGCTGCGCGAGGCGGGCGGCGGCTTGGCGTCTCGGCCAGAGGGCTTTGTGATCTACATCACGACGCAAAGCGACGAGCCGCCGGCGGGTGTGTTTAAAGAGAAGCTGGACTACGCACGTAAGGTACGAGACGGAGAAATCCACGATCCGCAGTTCATGCCGATCATCTTCGAACACCCGCCGGAGATGGTGAAAAACGAAGAATGCTTGCTGCTGAAAAATCTCCCGATGGTTAACCCGAACCTGGGTTATTCGGTGGACGAAGTATTTCTGCAGCGGGAGTTCCAGAAGGCAGCGGACGAGGGTAAAGACTCGTTAAAGGGCTTCCTTGCCAAGTATGGAAACGTCGAGGTGGGGCTGAAATTACGCTCCGACCGATGGGCCGGTGCGGACCACTGGCTGGCGCGCGGCGATCGCTCGCTGACCTTCGCAGAATTGCTCAAGCGATCGGAGGTCGTGACCGTGGGTATCGACGGCGGCGGCCTGGATGACCTTCTCGGGCTGGCCCTGACAGGGCGCGAGCGCGGCACCGGCAATTGGCTGCACTGGGGCCGGGCCTGGGCGCATCCGTCTGTGTTGGAGCGGCGCATGGAGATTGCTCCGCGCCTGCGCGACTTCGAGAAGGTGGGCGATCTTGTTCTGGTGAATCGCATTGGCGAAGACACCGACGAGCTTGCCGCAATCATCCGCGAGGTTTACGACCACGGTCTCTTGCCTGAAAAGAACGCCATCGGTGCTGATCAGAACGGCGTGACGTTCAACGACGCGCTGCTGGATGCCGAGATTCCGGAAGACTTGATCGTCGGCGTGTCTCAGGGCTGGCGCCTTGGCGGGATCATCAAGACGGTGGAGCGCAAACTTGCCGAGGGCACATTCCTACACGGGGACCAGCCATTGATGGCCTGGTCCGTGGCAAACGCCCGTATCGAAGCGCGCGCGAACGGCATTGTCATAACGAAGCAAGCGAGCGGCACCGCGAAGATCGACCCCCTTATGGCCCTATTCGACGCCGCGCAGCTGATGGCGCTCAATCCGTCCGCCGGCGTCAGGAAAATTCAACAAGGATTCGTGGTGATGTGATGGGACTACTTTCCAAACTCTTAGGTGGTGGCAGCGCCGATTCGCCGCCGCAGGCCGAGCGGAAGGAACCGGCATTCGCCAACCTTGCCGATGGTGAAACCGTTTCGTCTTCCGATCTCCGGATTTTTGAGGTGTTCGGCGATCCTCGGACGGCGGCCGGCGCGGTGGTCAACGAGAAAACGGCGATGCGCGTCTCGGCGGTGTATGCCTGCGTGTCGCTGATCGCGGGGTCCATCGCCCAGCTGCCGCTACCAATCTTTGAGCGCGTCAGCGGGTCGCGGCAGCAGGTCGACCACCCCTACTGGTGGATGCTCAATGAGGAATTCTGCCCAAACTGGGTGGCTTCGGCAGGCTGGGAGTTTCTGGTTACCCAGATGCTCCTGCGCGGCGATGGGGTCGGATACACCACCCGGAACCGCGCCGGCGTCATGACGGGCGTTATTCCGTGGCCCCGCGATCGGGTTGATATCCGGGAGCAGGCACGAGAAAGCCCGCGAGAACCGCGGCGGCTGCAATACACGTTCCACGACGACAGGGGTTACTTCACTGTCGACCAGGATGACGTCATCCACATTCCTGGCTTCGGCTTTAACGGCGTGACGTCGATGTCGGTGATCCAGTGGGGGGCGCGTAACGGCATCGGGATCGCGATCCAGGGCGACGAACACGCGGGCAAGTTCTTCAGCGAAGGGGGCAAACCGGAGGTTGCGATCAAGGTTCCGGCGGCTATGTCTCCCGACATGCAGGAGGACTTCCGGGCTGCGTGGGTGGCGAAGTACGGCGGGAACCAAGGGAACCGGCGGATTCCCCTGATCCTGACCGAGGGGCTGGACGTCAAGGAATTGACCATGTCGGCCGTGGACCAGCAACTGCTGGAGTCCCGGCAATGGCAGGTGATCGATATCGCCCGCGCTTTCGGCGTGCCGCCGCACATGATCGGTGAAATGACGAAGGCGAGCAGTTGGGGCAGTGGCATCGAGCAGATGGGTATCGGCTTCGTGAAATACACGCTCGCGCCCCACCTGAAGCGGATCAAGGCCGAACTGAACCGGAAATTGTTCCGCACCGCGCGCTACTTCACCGAACACAACGTGGACGGGCTGATGGCCGGCGATTCCAAGGCCCAGGGCGAGTACTTCTCTAAAGCGCTGGGCGGGCCAGGCACTCAGGGCTGGATGTCGGTGGACGAAGTGCGCCGTTTGAAGAACCTCCAGCCGCTGGGCGGTGTGTTTGACCGACCGACCCTTGCTGGCGCTGCGCAGGGGGCGGCGCAGCAACAAGACGATCAAGACAGGGAAACCCAAGATGAAAATTCCGAAACTGCTTCAGCTGGCGCGTGACAACGCCTCGGGGGCCAAGCCGTTGCGCGCCGAGACCGACGCGGGCGAGGCCACCATCTACCTGCACGGCGTTATCGGCGGATGGTGGGGCGACATTGACGCGACCGAGTTCGCCAAGACGCTCAACGCCATCAAGGCGGAAACCATCCACTTGCGGATCAACTCGCCCGGCGGCGATGTTTTCGACGCTCGCGCCATGATGACCGCGATTCGCCAGCACTCGGCCAAGGTTATCGGCCATGTTGACGGCTTGGCCGCCTCTGCGGCGACGGATATCTGCATGGCCTGCGACGAGGTTGAAATCACCAAAGGCGCTTTTTTCATGATCCACAACGCCTGGACGGTCGCCATCGGTAACAAGGCCGACATGCGTGAAACGGCGGACCTGCTCGAAAAGGTCGACGGCGCGATCACCGCCGACTACCAGACGCGCACCGGCCAGAAGGCTGACCAGGTGAAAGCATGGATGGACGCCGAAACCTGGTTCAGCGCCGAAGAGGCGCTAGAGCATGGCTTTGTGGACCGGATTGTCGAGGCGGTCGGAAAGAAGGCGACGGCGTCGGCCACCTGGAACCTCGGCGCATACGAGAACGCGCCCAAAGCCTTGACCGAGCCGCAATCGCCCGCGGTCGATGACGCCGAGGTGCAGGCTCTGAGAAACGATCTTGAACGGCGGTTTTCGCTGATCGAGGCAACACCTGCTTAAGCGGCTCCCGCTCGCAGGACAACCCACACCGCCCTCGGGCGGTTTTTTTCGACTGAAGGAAACCAAACTATGGCTTTCAATCTGCAAGCCGAGCGGGAGCGCCGCAACGCGCTGGCCAAGGAAACCCGCGCCCTGCTGGACAACAATCCCGGCGCCAACTGGAACGCCGAGCACCAGAAGAAGTACGACGACAACACGGCGGAAATCGAGCGCATCGACGCGGCAATCGAACGCCATCAGAAGATGATGGATCTGACGGCCGAAAACGATCTGCACAATGCCGGCGTGCGTGAACACGACGTGCGCCCTGGCGCCAACAAGGGCCGGCCCGTTGACGTGGCGCTGTTCGACAAGTGGTGCCGTGGTGGCGACAACGCACTGTCCGCGGAGGACTGGACGCATGTGCGCAACGCCATGAGCGGCAATCCGTCGGTCAATCCCGAGCAGGGCGGCTATACCGTTCCGACGACGGTCGCGACCTCTATCCTGGACGCGCTCAAGGCGTTCGGCGGCATGCGCGCGGTTGCCGACGTCTTCGCGACCGGCGGCGGCGAGCCCATGCAGTATCCGACCAGCGACGGCACCAACGAAGAAGGCGAAATCGTCGCCGAGAACCAGTCGGCCAGCGACCAGGACGTGTCGTTCGGCACCAAGGGCCTGTCGGTGTACAAGTTCAGCTCCAAGGTGGTGACCGTCCCCTGGGAGCTGTTGCAGGATAGCTCCTCGGACATCGAGGGGTTCATCCGGCAGCGCCTGCAAACGCGCCTGGGCCGCGTCACCAACCGTCATTACACCGTTGGCCCTGGCACCGCCGGCCCGACCGGGGTTGTTACGGCCGCAACGACCGGCAAGATTGGCGCAGTCTCGGCCACGCCCGTCATTACCTATGACGACCTGGTGGACCTGGAACACAGCGTGGACCCGGCCTATCGCCTGGGCGCTAAGTGGATGTTCCATGACGACATGCTCAAGATGGTGCGCAAGATCAAGGACGACCAGGGCCGTCCGATCTTCGTGCCCGGCTACGAGCAGGGCAACCCCGGCGGCGCTCCGGATCGCCTGCTGAACCGTGATATCCAGATCAACCAGCACATGCCGCAGCCGGCTGCCGCCGCGAAGTCGATCGCCTTCGGGGATTTCAGCCTGTACAAGATCCGCGATGTCATGGCGATCACGCTCTTCCGCTTCAACGACTCGGCCTATGTCAAAAAGGGCCAGGTGGGCTTCCTGGCGTGGATGCGCTCGGGTGGCAACCTGATCGATGTCGGCGGCGCGGTCAAGCTGTTCCAGCACGGGGCCGCCGCCTAAGCGGCCATGTAGCCAACTTGCGCCGGAGGCAGTCACCCTCCGGCGCAATTTTCCAAGGACGAAACCATGGCACGAAAAGCGGCACAGCCGGCCCCGGCCGGCGATGAATCGAACTCGCCCGCGGCGTCGGTGCCCCCGGAGGGCGCCGGCGGCGAATCGACACCGGGCAGCAATGTTCCGGCGGACCAGAACGACGGCGGCGCGACTATCAATGTTTCGGAAGGGGGCACCCCTGGCGATACGCCGGCGCCGCCGCCGGAGGAAACCGCGCCCGCCGAGAGCGCGCCGTCTCCGCCTCCGAGCGAGCGCGAATCGGTTCTCGCGCTGGTGTTGCACGACAGCATTTACGGCAAGTGCGGCGAAGTCCGCGAGTTCGACGTCGCATTGGTGGCCGCGCTGAAGGATGCCGGTTACATCGACCCGCATCCCAACGCTGTGGCATCTGCGGGAGGATAGACATGTTGCGCCTGATCACTGCCGCGCAGGAAGAGCCCGTCGATCTGGACTTCATCAAGGGCCTTCTGCGCATTGACCACGGCGCCTTCGACTCTATCCTGCCTTCGCTCGTCGCTGCGGCGCGAGGGGAGGTGGAGCGCCAGACCGGATATGCGCTGGCCCAAGCTGAGTATGAATGGACGCCAGTCGGCGGCCGGTCTGCGCCGCTGCCCATTCTCCCCGCCACCGTGTTGAGTGCCGATGGTGTGCGTCCGATCGTGTTTCGCACCACGCCGGCGGCGGTGCCCGAAGGCTTGAAGCTCGCAATTGCGATGCTGGTCGGCGATTACCTGCTTAAGCCCGAGGCGTCCACGGAAAAGCTCGTGGCAGAGAACCCGGCCCTGCGGCGGATTCTGTTCTCGCACTCTGTGGTGCTGCCATGAGGGCCGGAAAGCTCAACACGCGCATATCGATTCGACGTCAGGACGAGGTGCGAAGCGGCGGTGGCCAGGTCGTGGGGCAATGGGTCGAACATGCTGCAACGTGGGCCGATGTGAAGTTCCCCAGCGGCCTCGGAGCGATCAAGGCGGACAGCGACGTTTCGTTGGTGCGCGCCAGTATCCGTATCCGCTTCCGCGACGACATCCGGTCAGACATGCGGGTCGTGACCGGCGGCCTGGTCTTCGACATTCAGGCGGTGCTGCCAGACCTTGCCCGGCGCGAGTACGTCGACCTGGTCTGTCAATCCATACCGGGTGAGAAGCCATGAAACTGACGTTCGAGATGGGCGGCGACGCGCTGGAGGGACTGACGCGCTTCGTTGAAGCGGTCGAGCAGCGCGTGGTCAGGCCGGCGGCGCACGCTGGCGCCTTGGTCTTCTACGAAAGAGCGCGCGAGCTTGCGCCGGAGTACATCGGCCCGCCCAAAAGCGGGATCAAGCCCGGCCAGCTGCGCGCGGCGATCTATCGCGTCTTCTCCGAGGACAAGTCTTCCGACGACCTCAAGATCTACCAGATCAGCTGGAACCACACCAAGGCCCCGCACGGCTACTGGATGGAGTATGGCAATAGTCGGCATGGTCCGAAGTCGTTTATACGCCCTGCGTTCGATTTCTACGAGAAGGCGTTGGAGGCATCGCGGGCGCGCGCCCGCACGCTGATAGCGGAAATTGCGGCGGAGCACTCACATGGTTGAAGACGACATTCGGGCGGTTCTTTCGCCGCTGGTGGATGACCGGGTGTACCCGGGTGTCGCGCCGGACGGCGCCGGCCAGCCGCGCATCACCTACCACTGGGTGGGGGGCAAGCCCCTCAACTTCCTGGAGGGCGTGCCGGACCTGCGCAACGGTCGCCTGCAGGTCGACGTATGGGCGCAGCTGGACCAGGACGCCGCCCGCATCATCCGCCAGGCCGAGGACGCATTGCGCCTTAGCCCGGTGCTGCGCGCCGTCAGCGAGGGCGGCGCGCTGTCGGATCACGAAACCGACACCAAGCTCTACGCCAGAAAGCAGACTTTCTCGGTCTGGTTCAAGGATTAGCCCGCTTCGGGCAAAAACTCAGCCGCCTTCGGGCGGCTTTTTTTATGGAGGCCCGACATGGGCGTGAAACTTCCCAACGGCGCAATCTTTTCGGTTGCGAAGACCTATGCCGCGGCCGCTGTAGCGACGGCGGTGACCAATGCGACCCAGGCCGTGGTGACCGCGGCAGGACACGGCGCGGCCGACGGCGACATCGTCGAGATGGTGTCCGGTTGGACCGCGCTGGATGGCCGTGTCGCTCGCGCGGACGCCGTCACCACCGACAGCCTGACGCTGGAAGGCATCGATACGACGGACACCAAGCGCTATCCGGCCGGCACGGGGGGCGGCAGCGTGCGCCGCATCCAGGACTGGACGCAGATTTCGCAGGTCATGGAATCGGCCAGCCAGGGCGGCGAACAGCAGTTCTACAACTATTCCTTCCTGGAAGACACCGGCGACGAACGCCAGATCCCGACCACGCGTAGCGCGCGGTCGATCACCCTGACGATCGCCGATGACGACACCCTGCCGCACTACCCGGTGCTGAAGGCCGCGAACGACGACCGCCAGCCGCGGGCGATCCGCTTCCAGCTGCCCAACGGCTCGGTGATCTATTTCCGCGCCTACGTCTCGTTCAGCGAGATGCCCACCACCACCAAGAACGAAGCCATGACGCTGCAGGTCACCCTGTCGCTGACCGGCGCCCCGACCCGCTACGCCGCGTAAGGACCAACCATGCCCAAACAAAACGAAGACCAGCTGTTCTCCCTGACCCCGCCGGCGACCTTTGCCGCGACCGTCGATATCCCGCGTCCCGGCGCCGAGCCGGCCAAGCTGCGCCTGACCTTCCGTCACATGACCAAGGAAGAACTCAACGCGTGGCTGGCCAGCGGCACCGATGTGAAGTCGGACGCCGAGTGGCTCGGCGTCATCGTCGCGGGCTGGGAAGGCGTGAACACGGCCTTCTCGCCCGAGGCGCTGGCGCTGCTGGTCAGCAACTACCACCAGCCGGCTGTCGAGGCCATCGTCGCCAAGTTCCTGTCGGAACTGACGGAGGTCCGCCGGGGAAACTGATCGCCGCGGCCCGACGGCGCTACTGGCGGGCGCCGCCGGCGGACGAATACGAATGGATGGGCCTGACGTTGGCGGACATCGCGCCGCCCCTGGTGGCGCTGTTGCCCGAGAACCAGCTGCCGTTCAACGTCTTCTGCGCCATGGATACGCAATGGCGGGTCGGTGCCGGCGGCGCCACGGGGCTGGACTACGGAACGCTGCCCACCGTGATGCGCTTCATGGGCATCAAGCGGGGGCTGTGGCCTGAAATCTGGGATGCGGTGCGCGTGATGGAAAGCGCCGCCCTGGAAGAAATGCACAAGGATTGATATGACGGACGTTGTAGGCAAAGCCACACTGGAGTTCGGTGCCGACAACAGCGGCGTCAAATCGGCTGTGCAGGAGGTTGGCCGCGAGGTCAACAACATGGCCACGGTCGCCGCGGCTGCCGCCGTGAAGGCATCCGGGAGTCTCCAGGGTATCGGCACCACGGCCGAGGGAGCGGCGCAGAAGCTGACCGCCTCGCAGCAGCGCGCCAGGCAGTCGCTGGAGCGCCTGGCCAACACGCTGGGCCGGTCGCGGGCCGAGGTCGCGCAGTACAAGGCGGAGGCGGCCGGCCTGCCGCGGGACGTGTACGAACCGCTGGTGGCGAAGATCCGCGAAGCCGAGGCCGCGATGGGCGGTCTCAGCGCCGGCCAGCGCGCCGTGGCCGCAGCAGGTGCGCAGGCGGCGCAATCCGAAGGGCAGACCGCAGCCCGCTACCGCGATATCGGCCAGGCCGCGGTGGAACGCGCTGCGGCGTTGCAGCGCCAGGTCGAACAAGCTCGCGCCGCAGCCATTGCGGAGCGGGAACTGTCGGCCGCTGCCTCGGGCGCAATGCGCGGTCAGGGTGCCGGCGTACTTGCGGGTCAGAATCGCGGCTTCCAGGAGCTGACCCGCGATATCAACGAGGTCAACGCGGCCCTGGCGGCGATCGAGCGCGGGGCCGGCTCGCAGTCGGCGATCCAGGCCCAAACCGACAAGCTGGTTTCGCTGTGGAGCCAGGGCCGGATTACGGCCGAGCAGTACGGCGCCGCAGTGAAGCGCCTGGACGCCTCGGAAGCGGCGTTGGCGCGTTCCAGCGCGCAGGCGGCCGCCCAGGGTGACCGGTTCATCGCCGGGCTTCGTGAGCAGGCGGAAACCGCCGGCATGACGGCGCGGCAGATCCTGGAGTACCGCGCGGCCCAGCTGGGCGTGAGCGACCGTGCGGCGCCTCTGATTGCGCGGCTCGCCCAGGTCAACAAGAGCCTGGACGGCACGGGTATTTCTGCCCGGCAAACCGCCGCAGCCATGCGGATGGTGCCGGCGCAGATGACCGACATCGTGACGCAGCTGGCGGGCGGACAGAATCCCTTCCTTATCCTGATCCAGCAGGGTGGCCAGCTGAAGGACAGCTTCGGCGGCATCGGGCCGATGTTCCGCGCGCTGGCCGGCATGATCACGCCGTTCGCGGTGACGGTCGGGGCGGCGGCAGCGGCCATCGGCGCAGTCGGGTATGCCGCGTACAAGGGCGCCAGCGAAACGCGCGAGTTTGCGAACTCGCTCATTCTGACCGGTAACTATGCCGGCCAGACGGCGCAGCAGCTTTCCGACATGTCCCGGCGTGTGGGCGAAGCCCATAGCACCGTGGGCCGATCGGCCGACGTGCTGAACAAGCTGGTGGCGTCCGGTCGGGTGGCGGGAGGGTCGCTGGAGACGGTGGCCGGCGCCATCGTCAACATGAGCGAAACCGGCGCGCGGTCGGTCGATGACCTGGTGGCCGAGTTTGTCCGGCTGGGAGAAAGCCCTAGCCAGGCGGTCGCCAAGATCAACGAGTCCATGCACTTCCTGGACGCGGCCACCTATGACCGCATTCGGGCGCTGGAGCAGCAGGGGCAGAAGGAACAGGCGGCAGCGCTCGCCCAGGCGACCCTGGCGGACGCGACCAACCGCGCCGCCGACCGCGTGCGGGCCAGCGCCGGCACGTTGGAACGGGGCTGGCACAGCCTCGGCCTGGCCGCGCGCCAGGCGTGGGATGCGATGCTCAACATCGGCCGGCCCACGCCGATCGAGGAATTGCGCAAGCAGGCCCAGGCGCAGCGGGCGCTGCTGGAAGACCTGGAGAAGAATCAAGGTTTCCGGTCGACCGAGGGCGGCGCAGCCTACGGGGGCGGCTCCAACGCCGCCAACCGTGCCCGCAAGCGTGCCGCGGCGGAACTGGCGGCCACCGAGCAGGAACTGCGCCGCAGGGAGGAACAGGAGGCCGCAGCGCGTGGCGAGGGCCTGAAAGCCCAGGCCGAGCAGGAGAAGATCGCCGCCGGTGATCGCCTGCGCGAGTTGATGAAGTCGACCCGCGACCGCGCCCAGATCCGTGCCGACGAGATCAAGCAAATGCAGGCCGACGCCCAAAAGGCGAACTGGTCCGCGCAGCAGATCGCCGAGGCGGAAAGGCGCATCAACGAGAAGTACAAGGACCAGGGCGGCGCGGCTTACAGGGACGATGCCGCCACCAGGCGCTTGTCGGACCTGCGCCAGCAGGAAGCCTCCCTTGCCGCGCAGCTGCTGGGCGAACGCAAGCTGACCGACGCCGGCAAGGCCCGCGCCGAGTTCGAGCGGGAAATCGCCGACCTCAAGGACAAGAAGATCCTGACGGCGGATCAAAAGAGCTTGCTCGCCAACCAGGACGCGATCCGCGCCCAGCTGGCGAAGAACGAGGGTCTGGCCAAGGAGCTGGCCGCCAAGCAGGCCATGCTCAAGATGGACGAGCGGGCGGCGCAGATCCAGCAGGCGATCGCGTCGTCGGCCGAGTCGCGGCAGGAGCAGTACGACCGCCAGCTGGGCACGGCCGGCCTGGGCCAGGTTGCGCGCCAGCGCGTGGAGGCCGAGAACTCCATCCGCCTGGAGTTCAAGCGCTACCAGGACCAGCTTGCCAAGGCCACGCCGAAGGATCAGCTTGATTCGGATCGCTTCCGGGAAGCGCAGGGCAAGATCCGCGATTCCCTGCAGGCGGCGCTGGCCGACCAGCAGGCCTACTACGACAAGGTCGACAAGCTCAACGGCGACTGGCGTAACGGAGCGCGTGAAGCGTTCTCCGACTACGCCGAGTCCGCCGGGAACGTTGCCCAGCTGTCGCAAGGCGTCTTCTCGGGCGCTTTCCGGGGCATGGAGGATGCGTTGACCCGGTTTGTGACCACGGGCAAGGCGAGCTTCAAAGACCTCGCCACGTCGATTCTGGCGGACCTGGCGCGTATCGCGGCACGGCAGGCCATTGTCGGAGCCATCGGCAGCATTGTCGGCTCTCTGGCTGGCGGCATTACCGCCGGGGCCGGCGCCACGTCGGGCGGCACGATGACCGGCAACGTCGATGGCATGTCGGGCGCGTGGGGCGCGATTGGGCGCCGGGCTATCGGTGGTCCTGTCGCCGCGCGGCAGATGTACGAGGTCAGCGAGCGCGGCATGCCGGAGATGGCCCGCATCGGGGATAAGTCGTTCCTCCTGATGGGTTCCCAATCGGGGCACGTCAGCCCGATGGTGGCGCAGGGTGCGCCGGCGGCAGGCGGTGTGGGGGCGGCGCCGAACATCTCCATCCAGGTCAACGTGACGGACTCCGGCGGCGGTGAACGCAGCGGCGCGGGCCAAAGTCAGCTTGGCGACCAGCTGACGGATGGGATTGTGCAGGTGGTGCGGCGCGAACTCGACAAGGCCAACAGGCCTGGCGGGGTCAATTGGAACAAGAGGAATGGTCGGGTATGACGACAGAAACATTTCGCTGGAAGCCCGTAGGGCAACCAGCCGGCACGACCACCTTCCGGCGGCACGTTGCGCAATTCGGCGACGGCTACCGGCAGGTGGTCGGCGACGGCATCAACAACAAGGTCCAGTCGTGGCCGGTGCAGTTCGCCGGCACGCGCGCGCAGATGCAGGAAATCGTCGACTTCCTGGACCGGCATGCCGGCACCCGTTCGTTCCTCTGGACTCCCCCCATGGGTGTTGAGGGCTACTACGAGGTCGCGGAGTACAGCCCCTCGCCCATGGGCGGGACCGCCTACACGGTGTCCGCGAAATTTCAACAGGTTTTCAGGCCGTAGACACGATGGAACAACTTGAACAGATCCCTATTGGCCAGCAGCCGAATGACGGCACGGGTGACCCGCTGCGCAACGGAATGGCCAAGGTCAACGCCAACTTCACCAAGGTGCAGACGGGCGTCGACGCGGTGGAGTTGACCGCGGCGAACGCGGCGCAGACTGCCACCGAGGCCAAGGCCACGGCCGTCGCCGCGATCCCTGCGACCCAGAAGGGCATGGCCGGGGGCGTGGCGCCTCTGGACGCCGCCGGCAAGGTGCCGGCCACACACCTGCCGGAACTGGCGGACTATATCCCGGTGGAAGAGAAGGGCGCGGCAGACGGCGTGGCGCCTCTGGATGCCGGCGCAAAGGTGCCGGTTGCAAATCTGCCGGCGGGGACGGCGGGCGGTGTGGCACCGCTGGGGGCGGATGGCAAGGTGCCGGCCATCAACCTGCCCGCCGCCGAGGATTCCATTCCGCTGTCTCAGAAGGGCCAGCCGGGGGGCGTGGCTACGTTGGATACCGGCGGAAAGGTGCCGGCCGGCCAGCTGCCCCCCATCCCCACCGGCCCGCCGGCTGGTTCGGTGGCCTGGTGGCCGCTGCGTTCGTCCATTCCGGCCGGCCAGATCCCTGCAGACGGTCAGACGATTTCGCGGGCCACTTTCCCTGACCTCGCCGCCATGGTACTGGCCGGCACGGTGCCCGTGGCCACGGAATCCGATTGGTTGGCAGACCCGCGCAATCGTGGCTGTTATACCGCCGGCGACGGTTCGACCACCATCCGGGTGCCCGACCTGAACGGCCGATCCTCGGGCACTCTCGGACGCATTTTCCTCTCGGGTGATGGTGCGGATTCCAATGGTGTTTGGGGCGTCATCCAGCGGGATCAGTTCCAGAAGCACCACCACTACATCAACCTCAAAACCGCCAGCGGTGCCGCCGACGTATACGGCACTTCTCCTTACGGTAGCGGCACCGGTCCACAGTATTCGACCTGGGGGGAGGCCATCCAATTCAACCCGCAAGTTGGCCCCCCGAGATCGGGCGACAAAACTCACCCCCAGAACGTCGCGGGGGTTTGGACCGTCCAGGCTTTCGGCGCCGTCACCAACCCCGGCAGCGCTGACGCAGCCCAGCTGGCCAGCGATTACGCCGTGCTCAATGCGGCATTTCAGACGATGCGCGGCCAGGTGTTCGGCCCAGGGCAGACCCTCCAGGATATGACCGCATCGCGGGCGTTTGGCACCAACTACGTGAATTCCACCGGGAAGCCGATTTTCATTTTTGTCTATTCCGAATCGACGACAGCCCAGGGTTACAACTCGATCTTCGTCAATAGCCAGATTGTTGCTATGGGCACGTTCCCGGCAGCCCAAGCATCCAACGTTTCGCAGGCCATGGTGCCGCCTGGCGCCACATATATGGCTACCGGTGCGTCCACCACGCTCCGAAAATGGCAGGAGTATCGCTAAATGCAGAAATTCAAGGACACAGAAACCGGCGCCCTGTATCAGTTCGACGACGACGTCATTGCGGACAACAGCAGCGGGCAATACCGGTTCATGGGGCCGGGCGGAGAAATTTGCTCAGTCCCCTTGTCGCTGGTCCCCGCCGAGCCGGGGGATGCTCCTGCGCCCATCAACATGGTTCCGGCCGCAGTCTCCAGATACCAGGGGCGCCAGGCGCTGCGCCTATCGACCATCGAGGGCGGACGCGTCGTCATCAATGACGCATCGGAGCCCGGCACCGCCAAGCGGGACATGCTGGTGCTGGTCGACGAGCTGCTGGCCAGGCCTGAAACGCCCACGTACTACCGCGAGGCCTGGGCCGACCTCCAACAATTCGAGCGCGACAGCCGGATGCTGGCAGACCTGGCCGACGAGCTGGGGCTGACGCCGGAAAACATGGATGACCTGTTCATCTTCGCCTCGACGTTGAAGGCATAGGGGGAAGGCATGCGGATCTATGCAGATGTGCAAAAGCTGGAGGTCGGCGACCTGGTCGAACTCTACGAGCTGGACACCACGCCGATCGGTGGGACGCTTCAGCGCTTCCATGGCTATACACAGGTCGGCCCTATCTGGTGGCAGGGCAACCAGTACGACCCGTGGGCCATCACGGCGGAAGGCTTCGAACAGGTGGGCGACGGCCAGCAGCCCACGCCTACGCTGTCGGTCGGCAACATCGGCGCGGATGCCGAGGGCAAGCCGATTGCGGGCGTGATTTCTTCGCTCTGCATCGCCCTGGATGACTTGGTCGGCGCCTGGGTCCGAGTGCGGCGCACGCTGGGGAGCTATCTCGACGCACGCAACTTTCCGGAAGGCAACCCCACGGCGAATCCCGCCGAAGAGTTGTCGCCGGAGGTCTGGATTGTGCAGCAGAAGACGGCCGAAACCGCCGAGGTGGTGGAGTTCCAGCTGTCGAGCGCGCTGGACTTCGACGGTCAGCAGTTGCCCAGCCGGCCGATTCTCGCCGGCGTGTGTAGCTGGCTGCGCAAGGGTGGCTATCGCGGCCCATATTGCGGCTACACCGGCAGCCGCATGTTTGACCTGGCCGGCAACCCGGTCACGGACCCGGCGCGCGATCGCTGCTCGGGGCTCATGTCCGACTGCAAGAAGCGATTCGGGGAATACGAGGTCATCAACTTCGGCGGGTTCCCCTCGGCCGACCTGATCAGGGGATAGACATGCGCAAGAAGACGATGGAGGCCATCCGCGCCCATGCGGTGGCCGAGTACCCGCGCGAGTGCTGCGGGCTGGTCGTGATGGTGGCGCGCCGGGAGGTGTATGTACCGTGCCGCAATACTGCGGCCAGCGCCGACCATTTCGTGCTGGCGGCCGACGACTACGCCGCGGCCGAAGACAGTGGGCGGATCGTGGCGATCGTGCATTCGCATCCCGACGAGACGCCGGCGCCGAGCGAGGCGGACCGCGTGGCCTGCGAGGCTACGGGGCTTCCCTGGTTCATCGTGGCCGTGGCCAGGGATGACGACGGCGCCGTGGTGGCGGGCGAGGTCCGGGGCTTTACCCCGGTGGGCTTCCAGGCCCCCTTGCTGGGCCGTCAGTTCGCACATGGCGTGCTGGACTGCTACAGCCTGGTGCGGGATTGGTACAAGCGCGAGCGCGGTATCGAGTTGCTGGACTTCCAGCGCGATGACGGCTGGTGGGAGCCAGGCTGCGAAGGCGACCTGTACATGGACCACTACGCCGAGGCGGGATTCCGGCCGCTGCAGGCTGGCGAGGACATGGCGCCAGGCGACGTGATCCTGATGCAGGTCCGATCCAACCGCGCCAACCACGCCGGCGTGTTCCTGGGCGCCGAAGGGCTTAAAGAGGCGCCGGGCCTGTTCTCGGTTCCGGACGCGATGCTGCACCACCTGTACGGGCGCCAGTCTGAGCGGGTGGTGTATGGCGGATATTGGCGCGAAGCAACGCGCCTGGTCCTGCGATATCAAGGGTGAAGCATGAACGAAATACTACGCACGGTGCGCCTGTACGGGGGCCTGGGCGCGCGATTCGGCCGGGTGCATAGGCTGGCGGTCAACAGCACCGCGGAGGCCGTCCGCGCGCTCTGCGTGTTGTTGCCCGGCCTTGAGGCTGAGATGGCGGCAAGCGCAGGGCAGGGCGTGGCCTACGCCTGCTTCGTCGGAAAGCGGAACCTGACGGAGGACCAGCTTTCGCATCCGGTCGGGGACGCCGATATCCGCATCGCGCCAATGCCTGCTGGTGGTAAACGCGGCGGGCTGTTCCAGACCGTTCTGGGAGCCGCGCTTATCGCGCTGGCAGTTTGGAACCCTATGGGGTGGGTGGCATTGGGTGCGCAGGGGGCGATAGGCACGACTGCGATGTTCTCGATGGGGGTGTCGTTGGCGTTGGGTGGTGTGGTGCAAATGCTCTCGCCCCAACAGCGAGCGCTGAGTGCCGCCGATCGTCCGGAGAACGGGGCTTCCTACAACTTCAATGGACCGGTGAACACGTCGGCCCAGGGCAACCCGGTGCCGGTGTTGTACGGACGCATGATTATCGGCAGCGCGACGGTCTCGGCCGGAATATTCTCTGAGGATCAGGCATGAAAATGAGGCAACGCAGAAAGGCACCTTCGGGTGCCTTTTTTTATGGGCGTCGTCTGGGTGAAGTCGCGCCTGTCGTCGGCCATAAGGGCGGCAAGGGTGGCGGTGGTGGCCGAGGCCCCAGCGAAGCTCCGGATAGCCTGCATAGCATCGCCTATGCCCGCGTCATCGATTTGTTGAGCGAAGGCGAGATCTACGGCCCTGTGCATGGCCTTGGTGGCGCGCTGCGCGACGTGTACCTCAATGGCACGCCCGTTGCGAATGCCGACGGCTCACTGAACTTTTCCAACGTGTCGATCGACTTCCGGACTGGCACGCAATGGCAAGACCCGTTGCCCGGCTTCCCGGCTTCCGAGAACACCATCGGCGTCAACACCGAATTGAAGGCCACGCAGCCCTGGGTCCGCCTGTTCACCAATCGCCAGTTGTCCGCTGTGCGGGTGACCCTGGCCGTCGAGGGTTTGAGCCGCGCCGACACGTCGAACGGCGACATCAACGGCTACCGAGTCGAGTACGCTATCGACGTGAGCCGTGATGGCGGCGCCTACCAGCAAGTGCTGGCCAGCGCCTTTGATGGCAAGACCACGCAGCGCTACGCGCGCTCGCATCGCATCGACCTGCCGGCCGGTGCGCAGCAGGGGTGGAGCATCCGCGTTCGGCGCCTGACGGCCAACGCGAACAGCAACACGATCGCGGATCGCACCATCGTCGACGCCGTAACCGAGGTGATCGACGCCAAGCTGCGCTATCCCATGTCCGCGGTCGTCGGGATCAAGATTGACGCGGCGCAGTTCCAGAGCGTGCCCACGCGTGCCTACGACATGAAGGGGCGCATCATCCGGGTGCCAAGCAACTACGACCCGGAGACGCGCGCCTATATCGGAACCTGGGATGGCACGTTCAAGACGGCGTGGACCGATAACCCGGCCTGGGTGTTCTTCGACCTGGTCGGCAACGACCGCTACGGCCTGGGCGAGCGGGTTCCAGCCGGCTGGCTGGACAAGTGGGGCCTGTACCAGATCGGCCGCTATTGCGACGAGATGGTCGACGATGGCTTCGGTGGCAAGGAGCCGCGCTTCACCTGCAACGTCTACCTTCAGACGACGGCCGACGCGTATCGGGTGATCCAGGATCTCGCGTCGGTGTTTCGCGGCATGGCGTACTGGGCGAATTCTTCGGTGATCGCCGTGGCCGACATGCCGGGTGATCCCGTCTATACGTACTCGTCAGCCAACGTCATTGATGGCAGGTTCTCCTACACCGGATCGGCGTTGAACACGCGATACACGGTCGCGCTGGTGTCTTGGTGTGACTTGACGGACATGGGGCGCCAGAAGGTCGAGTACGTCGAAAACCGGGAAGGCACCGCGCGCTACGGAATCAAGCAGCTGGAGGTCACCGCCTTCGGATGCACGTCGCGCGGCCAGGCGAACCGCGTCGGAAAGTGGCTTTTGCTGACCTCCAATCTGGAGACCCGCGGCGTCACCTTCAGCGTCGGCCTGGAGCAATGCCAGGTCCGCCCTGGCAGCATCATCCGAGTCGCGGACCAGCATCTGGCGGGCCGGCGTATCGGCGGGCGCATCCGGGAAGCGACAGCAAGCCGAATCGTGGTCGACGCCGAGCTGGGCATCCGGCCGGGAGACCGGCTGACCGTGAACCTGCCCAGCGGCAAGTCCGAAACGCGCGTGGTGTCGTCGGCCATGGGGGAGCCGTTGACGCTGGATAGCGGCGTCTACAGCTACGACTCCACGAAGCTGACGACGGACATGATTGGCTTGCCCGGTACGGCCATGCATATCGACGTCCAGACGCCGTTTTCAGAGGTGCCGGAGCCGGAATGCGTATGGACGCTGGAATCTGAGGCGCTGTCGGCGCAGACGTTCCGCGTCCTGAGCATCAAGCGCAAGGACGGCGTGCTGGCCGATATCTCGGCCATCCAGCACGAGCCGGGCAAGTTCAACAACGTGGACTTCGGCACGCGCCTGGACCGCCCGCCGATTTCGGTGGTGCCGCCCGGCGTGCAGTCGCCGCCCACGGAACCGAAGATCAGCGCGTACTACATCGTCAGCCAGGGCATTGCCAATCACACCGCCGTTTTCGAATGGAAGGCGGCCGATAGCGCGGTGGCCTATGAGGTGCAGTGGCGCCGCGATAACTCAGACTGGATAAACCTGCCGCGCACCGGCTACACGCGGGTGGAGGTGCCGAACATCTACGCCGGCGGCTACACGTTCCGCGTGCGGGCGCTGAACTCGCTGGGCGTGGCGTCGATCTGGACCACGTCCACGTTGACGCAGCTGGACGGCATTGTAGGGCCGCCGCCGGTGGTCACCAGCCTGGTGGCCACCGGGCTGCTGTTCGCCATCCAGCTGGACTGGGGCCTGCCGCCTGGGCCGTCGATCATCGAGCGCACGGAAATCTACTACTCGCAGAATTCCAGCTTCGAGTCGGCCATCCCGCTGGGCGTCTTCGCCTACCCGCAGAACACGCACACGCTGCTGGGCCTGCTGGCGGGCAAGGAACTGTGGTTCTGGGCGCGGCTCGTCGACAAGAACGGCGTGGCGGGTGCTTGGTATCCCTCCGAAAGCGGCCTTGGTATTCGCGGCCAGGCCAGTACGGACGCAACGCCAATCCTGGAGCAGATCGGCGGCAAGATCGAGAAATCCATGCTTGGGCAGGACTTGATCACCGAAATTGAATCCGGGGGCGGCGCGGCGACCGAGATCAAGCAGGTGAAAGACGGCCTCAATGCGATGGTGAGCATCAAGGCCGGCGTAACCGTGGACGGCAAATACTACAGCGCCGGCATGGGCGTAGGCGTCGAAAACACGCCCGAGGGCATGCAGACGCAGGTTCTTTTCTTGGCCGACCGCCTGGCACTCATCAACCTGATCAATGGCGTTGTCACCACGCCGTTTGTGATTCAGAACGGACAGACGTTCATCAACCAAGCCTTTATCGGCAACGGCTGGATCACGAACGCCATGATCGGCAATTACATCCAGTCGAACGACTACGTGCCAGGCGTGTCGGGGTGGCGTATCGACAAAGGCGGCGTGCTGGAAATGAACAGCGCGTTACCGGGCGGGGGGCGCCTTCGGATCAACGGCCAAAACGTCGTGGTGTTCGATCCGAATGGTGTGGACCGCGTGACGTTGGGGTATCTACCGTAATGGCTACCTATGGTCTTCGAGTTAAGCGAGCGGACGGCTCAATCGAGACGGATGTGTCGTACCGCCTGTCTCGGGTCATCGACCGGCTCTATATACCGGGCGGGAGTGACGGGGCAGTCTTCGACTCTCGCTTGGTGGGGCGTGCCGGTTTTGCGCAGGTATACCCTTCCGCCGTCAACACCTTCAACATGCTCATTGTCCCCGACGTGGTGGTAAGCCCGGACGGGTACATACGGTGGACCTACGGCGTTGCCGCCGAGTACCGGTATCCGTGCATGGCGGTTTATGGAGTTCTCGGATAATGGCTGACTATGGATTGAGAGTTCGCAACCTGAACAACGAAATTCAGATCGGGTCTGACTTCCGGAATGTAGCCCTGCGAGCGACAGGAACGCTGGCGCTGACAAGCCAGATTTCATGGGTTAATAGGGTCTATGGCGCTGCGCTTACGCTGCCTGCGGGGCGCTTTGGATTGCTCGCCTTTCGTTGCCAATACCCCGCAGTCATCTACGGCGCGGCGGCGAATGGGAATGACGTGACCTATTACTTTAGGGCCGACACGGGCGGCGTGTCGGGTGCGCCCCTGTACTGGTACTTGTTGGACGAGATCGCCAATTGCCCGCCGCCGGCCGGCCTCTACGGGATGAGGGTCAAGGACGCCTCGTGGAATGTGACCTATGACAGCAGGCAGCGATACGCGCGATTTGTGGACGCGTTTCGATTTACCTCGGCGCAGACGGTTTTCTACCCTGGATCCCAGATAGCTGTTATCCAGGCAATAGTTCCGTCGAACTCCGTTTCCACGGGCTTCACTCCGCCGCCCACTACTCGCTGGAACTACAACCACGATCACGGGTTCATCCTGGCCTGGGGGAACCAGCTGACAGTGAACAGAGTTTTTTACAAGTTCGGGGAGGGGAACTCGCTCGTGCAGTGGCCGGCCGGCAACCCCGTGGTCTTCGCGGGGTCTGTGATTGATGTCTCAGGTCTCTAACGCGGTCGGCATGGCGCCGCCCCAAAGAAACCGATTTTCTCTTGCCCGCCTCGGCGGGCTTTTTTTCGTCCACACAACGGGAGGCAGCGATGCAGACCGGCAATAGGAGCAACACTATGCACGAAGACCAGGCAGCGATGGTCAAGATGGGGATTGGCGCGGGAGGGGCGGTGTTCTATGGCCTGACGCTCAACGAATGGGTGGCGATGGCCACGTTGGTGTATCTCGCCATGCAGATCGGGCTGCTAGTGCCTAAGTACTGGCGCCTGGTGCGCGATTGGTGGCTGGGCAAGGGGGCGTGATGAAACTCGGAACCAAGATCACGGGCGGCGCTGCCGCCCTTGTTGCTTCTGCCTACCTGGCGCTGTTCTCGCCCACGCTGCAATCCTTCCTCGGCAAGTGGGAAGGTGAGGGGCAAAACATCGTCTATGCCGACAAGCTGGCCGGCGGCCTGCCCACGGTGTGCAAGGGTATCACCGAGCACACCACCTCCGAGCCTCTGGTGGTTGGCGATTACTGGTCGCCGGAACGCTGCGAAACGGTCGAACGCCTGGTGGTACGCAAGGGGCAGATGCAACTGGCCGACTGCATCGACGTGGTGGTCAGCCAGCCGGTCTTTGACGCCCTGAGCAGCCACGCTCACAACTTCGGCACGCCCGCCACCTGCGCGAGTCGGGCGGTGGGCCTGATCAACGCCGGCCGACTGCGCGAGGGCTGCAACGCCCTAGCGCATGCGCCGAATGGATCGCCGGTCTGGTCCTATGTCACCGATGCGAAGGGCGCCAAGGTCTTCGTGCCGGGCCTGTACAACCGGCGCCTGGATGAGGAACGGCTATGTCTTTCGGGTCTGCGCTGATCGGGTGGCGGGGGTACGCTGCCGCGGCGCTGGCCGGCGGGCTTGCGTTTGGGGTAGCTGCATGGACGGCGCAGGGCTGGCGCTATGGCGAGCAGTTGGCGGTCCAGCGCGCGGCCCGAGCAGAGGAAGTGGCTGACGGCCAGCGGCAGGCCCGCGAGATCCTGGCACAGCGGCATGCTGCCGTCGCCGATATCAACGAACGGAATGCGCGTGCCGAGTGGGCCGCCTATGGAGGGTTGCGCAATGCGCAGATACAAGACGAGGGTTTGCGGGCTGATGTTGATGCTGGGCGCCAGCGGCTGCACGTCCGTGCCGCCTGCCCCGCTGCCGGCGGTGGAGTGTCCGAAACCGGCGTCGCCACCCGCGTGGATCATGGAGCCCGCGCCGAACTTGATCCAGCTGCTAGATCGGATTATTTCGCCCTCCGGGCTGGAATCCAGCGAGTGACCGCGCAGCTTGAAGCGTGCCAGGCGAGGCAGCGCTAGGGTTGCCCGTAGTGTTTTTCACGCGAGAACATCGGCCAACCAAAAAGCCACCCGGATGTGGCTGGGGTGGGGCGGATGGTTACTCAGTCCTCGGTATCTGAGGCTTCGTTCCCGGCGGCGGCAAATTGAAACTGAAGCTGTTCCGCCTTGGGAGCGCAAATCTTCAGACGATGGCCCGCAACGTTGCCGTCCAGAGTGATGAGACCGCCCGAGTTACCGCCTTGCCGAGCGCCATCGAATGTATGGAATTCGGTAGCATCATAATGGACAGCCGTGGCCAGGTGGATGGCGTCTGGAACCCGGACATTTTGTAGGACGCCCTTCTTCGCTGCTGCTTTGTGGAAATTGCGAATTTCGCCAGCTAGCGCCATAACTTTGCTGCCCGCCTCCAATTCGACTATTGATCGTCCTTCGAAGGCCAGCTCCAACTGCTTTTTCTGAGCAGCCGTTAGTCTGAGGTCGAGAATTTCAGCTCGCCACAGTACGGAGATCATAACTATGGCTCGTCCTCGATCAACCATATCGAGGACTTCAGCCAACCCTGCCATTTCTGCGGGGTCTTCCCGCTTCTCGCCGGTGATCCATGCGATCAGCGGCGCCGTGTCCCAATAGAAGCGCGGTTTACCAGTCGCCATTTCTGACCTTGTTTACGTAGTCCTCTGACTTCATACCTTCGCAAGCGCCGGGCGCGAGCCCGCGCAGGCTGGACAGAGAGGGAACCTCAGATCTCTCGGGGAGCACCTCGATGCTGCGGACTTTGATCAGGTGCGGGTGCTTTTCGGCTTTTTTGAAGTGTAGTTGCCCGGAAATGCGGACGGAGCGGTTAATTCCCGCGAGAGCCTCTGCCAACATTCCACTAGGGAAAAAACACTTGACACTGCGCGGCCCGACTATCGGGTATACCTTGAAGTAGTTACGTTGATTGTGTACATCGATCACGTCCAAACTGCCGACAACAGACCCCTCTTCGACTTGATCAGGCCCCAGTATTTCATCAACTCTGACGTTCAGATTTCGAGGCAAATCTATTGGTTGGCCACTGTCGAACTGGAGAATGACCTCAGCGACGTGTTTGCGGAGCGGACCTGATAAGGAGCCATAAGACTCCATCAAATCTAGGCTTGCGCCGGTCGGGCGCTTTCCAGAGATCACCTTTCGGATATCCCTGTCTAACCTCGAGACAACCCGGCGAGCGTAAGAGGGGCCGCTAGTCTTGGAAACCGCCTCTAGCTCAAAAGTTGCCGGGCTATTCATCGTGATTTTCGTTACACGGTAGTACAGGGAAGGGGCCCTGCTGCCGGAGACAGACATGTCGATTTGGTTGAGCGTCTGCTTGAGGGCATTCAATTGGTCGATAAGATCACTGAGGCGAAGGCTGTCACCAGCTTCTTCCCCTTTCATCGTAATCTTGAATTTGCTCGACTTCATGGTGTTCCTCGCCGTCCGTGGCTGTCTCCGATTGTCGTGATCCAGCCGCGGAAGGTCAACCTCTATCACCCAGCACGCAGCGCTAACGGGCCAGTGGCGACCGGCAGCACCAGGTACACGGCGGAGGAACGTTGGGGGAGGAATGTCGCAGCCCCTAATCCACTGCCCGCCTCATCGCCCTGCAGCTTGCCACCTCACTAAAACGAAAACGCCCCAACCCGTGAGGGGGCTGGGGCGTGGTGCCGATGCGGTGTTCCGGCGAGTCCACCGATGGCGATGTGAATTTAGCACGACTTCAAGCTGTTACGGCAGTTCGAAGTAACTTCCAAAGGCGTGGACGCCATCACTGTCGACCTTGCCTGCGGGGTCCCACAATCCGTCTTTCGTGACAATGATCGCTTCGCCCGAGAGGGCGACCCGAATGGCAAAGATCCAGAACGAAAGCTCGGATAGATCCGACATCTGATACTCGGTATAGCCCATGGTAAGGAACTGTGGGGCGGGTATCAAGCCAAGACTCCATCTCAGTGCGATGCCGAGGGGCCAGATGCGTGCGCGGGCTGTGGCCGGCTTGAAGTACAGGAGCTTTACTCGGGTTGGCATGGCAGATTTCAATCCACTATGGCGTCAACCAACCCTATCAAAGCTTTTGGCTACCAAGTACGCGGGATATCCCTAGGGGTTTATGCTTCGGCTGGCGGTTGCCGTTACCTGGCCATAAATCGTACTGCCGCCGGCCGGCGTGGCCGGCGTCGATCTTGACCAGGTAGTCGCGGTCCTCGGCGCTGACCGCCGGCGGCAGGGTGAGGGCGGCCTGGGCCACGTACTGGCCGGGCACCTGCTCCAGGATTCCGTTGTCGTTCAT